ACCCATGTAATCCTGAACCATAAAGTTAGCCCATACATCGCTAACCTCTGTGTCAGGGATTGGAAGTGTAAATGAGAGAACTGGAGATACGCCCTGTGGTAGCCATGGGTGTACTTCTAGGTCTACTGCTTTACCTGTAACTTCGTTTTGAAGACCAGTAACGATTGAGCCGTAAGTGTTTCCACCGTTTTCGCCCGGGTTAGTGATGTTCAAACGGTAGTTTGCTGTTGAGCCGCTCTTGATTGCGTCAGAGAGTTGCTTACGGTCATTACCGTTAAGTAGAACGAGGTCTGGGTCAGCCTTTACTGCGTCGTAGAGGCTTGCGAATACAGTCTGATACTCAGCACCAGGATTTGATGTTGAGAACGTAGTGTTAATCGCATTGTTGTAACCTGAGTTAGCGCCAAGTACTGTAGGAAGAATTCCGTCGTAACCTGTTGCGTATGCAGATGTGTCAGCGGCCGCACGTGAAGCAGCTGCGCCAGTTGTTGTCAATGGCGCTGTGTTTCCGGTGCGCTGGATTGACGCTGCACCCTGAATTGTGAATGTACCGGTTCCCTTGAGAGTTCCCTGATACTTGAGGTTTGCGTTACCAGTAGTTGTACCAACGTAGATGTTGTAACCAAGTGCGCCAGCGACAGGAGTAGAAACTGTAACTGTAAGAACCTGACCTGATGTAGTTGTCTGAGATGTTTCAGTTCCGATGATTGACTCACCGAATCCTGAACCTGAGATACCCGCGTCAGCTGTTACGTTGATGTAATAGGTAGTTGCTGCGATTGCAGTCTGACCTGTTGCGGCTGTTGCTGCACCCTTTGTGAATGTAGGTGCTGAAAGTGCGCCCGCGTATCCACTTGCTGTACCGCGTGCCATAAGCATCATGCGCTCTTCCATCAACATAGTTGCGTAGAGAGTAGATGTTGAAGACAACTGACGGAGGTCTTGGTAACCCATGCCTGAAAAATTAGCATCGAATGATACTGAGTCAGATAGTGAGTATGAGTTGTAAGGAAGAATCAAATCATCAGCTGCGTACGCAATCTTTGGACCACGCTCGTAGTTGATTGAACCAAATGCTGTTGTAGTAGATTCGGTGATTCCCGGCCATGTATTTCCTACTCCGCCTGTACCTGTACCTGTGTATCCGAGAATGCGCTTAACACGGTGTGATGTGCCAACGCCCTTCTTGCGTGGAATACGGTTACGTAGAGGTGTTGGACGTGGAGTAAGCAACTTTGCAGGCGCTTCGAGGTCGAACGCTGCGAAAGATGTTGAGAGAGGTGAAGTAAGGGAGATGTCTTTCTGAATATCTTGCATCGCTGTACGCTGTGAAGCGAGAGCAGAGTTAAGACCAGCTAGTGCGTCTCCTGTTAGTGACTTATTAGCAACGAGTGACTCGATTGCTGCGACTGGGTCAGCGACAGGTGCCATACCCGGAACAGATGAACCATGTGAAAGAGCTTTACCGAGAACTTCGGTGTATTCCTCCATGCGGTTTGCTGCTTCGATTGGTGCTGCGTCGCCGAACAGGTCTTTAGCGCGTGGCATTTCGGCCATGACGGTATTTCCTTTCGGTTAGTTGGATTCAGTTAGGGCAGCATGCTTACCGAGAAATTCTTGGTATAGCGCTTTGTATCCCTTAGCCAAATCCGGGTCGGTTGATGCGTCTGCTTTTGCCTTGTATGTAGCGGCTTTTACCAACAGGTCATTTGACGCGTGGTCTATTGGCTTGATAGTCCGCTTAGGACCACCAGAAGCCGCGAGTGACTTTGCAGTCGCTAACTCTGTCTCTAGGCTTACCGCTTTATCTGTCGCTGCCTTATTTGCAGATAACAGATTTGCAATCTCTACCGAAAGTGACTTTGTCGCGCTCTTTACTGCTTCCTCTACTATGGCTTTTACTTCTTCCTCTACTGTCTCAGTAGTGGAATCTTCTTTTGCAGCTTCTTCGGTTTCTGCCGGTGCTGCTTCTTCAGTTGCCGCAGCTTCTTCTACTGCCGGCAATTCCTGCTCTTCTAATTCTTTTACTTCTTCGTCTGCGTCTGCGCTCTTAGGTGTTTCGTCAGGCGAAACCATTTCCGCAGTAGTTACATCGCTGCGCCCATGTGAGTCTTGCGGAACTTCGCAACCGCATTCGAGGCACTTATGGCCTTCGACGCTTTTTTCTTTCTTTTCCATTGCTTTGTATCCCCCGGCGCATTTGCATTCTTTTTCCGACTTGTCGCAATTAGCGCATAAGTCCATTCCGTCTACGTCTTTCTTTGCAGACATTTCAATATTTTCCATGACTTCTCCCTCTTCTTCTTCGCCCTCATACCAAGCGAATAGATGATGTACTGCGGAGAGAAGATGAGCAATAGACATTTCTTCGTTGCTACCTTCGCTCATCTCGCCAGCTTCAACCACAATAAGTTGAGCCAATGCGCGGCGAGCGTCGTCGTACAACTTTTGGTCGAACTTCTTGACGTCTCCGGCTGCGAGCGATTTAGCAGTATCAACGAGTGCTGAGGCTGTCTTCACTTTTCCGCTTTCTTTTAAGTTACGGTCTAAGTCTAGGGCTTTTTCCGTTACATTTTCTTCTTTTTCAATCAGCTCTTCTACCTTCCAAATGCCGCTTTCGCCGGCTACGCTCTTGGCGAGTACTAGCTGGCAATTAGGGTTGGCAGGTCGGTCTACGATTGAAACTTCTACGATTTGGCCGTCAATAATTCGGCCGTTTGCTGCTTTCTCGTCGCGCACAATTCTTGGAGCCTTAATTCCAATACTGAATCCTTTGAGTACGCCGGTCTCTACCTTTTTTACTGAAATAGGGTCTACTACTAGCGCATGAATGTAATGGCCGTCTTGCTTCTTTTCGTATTCTTTTGCAACACCGGCAGCGATGTTTGAGTGCTGCTCTCTGATGTTTCCGCCAGTCTTAAACCAATCAGGCATTGCGCGGTCTAACCAAGCCGGGTCACAGATTTGCTGGTCTATGTCGAGTGAATCGTCTGTAGCCTTACCGTAGACCATCATTGTTCCGTCTGCGTTGCGGTCTGACTTTACAATCTCGAAAAACGCTGTAGTTAAATCTTGCACCAGTTGCTCCTTAGTTAATTACGCTGAATAAGTTACTACGACTGCACCGGCCGCTGTTTGTGCAGCTGAGATTGCATACACTTTATCTCCGCCGTTAAGCCATAATTGAAATGTGCCGCTTGCTGCAATCGTGCGGCCAATAGTTGCACCTGATGTTGCAATACTTGCATCTCCTACGAAAATAGCCGCAGAGTGTCCATTGTAAATTTGTACTGCTTGACCTTGACCCATGCTTGGCGGTAATGAAGCAATAAGCGTTGCAGTTGTCTGTACGGTGTTATTTAAGTGTACTAATGCCATTTATTTCTCCTCTGAATGTTCGGTAATTGTACCCTGAGTGTCCGGTTTTTCGTGCGGCGTTGCGTCGCCGTTAGTCTTTTTTAGCCAGACTATTCCTACGCCATTGTCTATAAATCTATTGCGCTTTTCACTCACTTAATTACCTCCACCTTAATTACTCGGTCGTAAATTGAATTAGCGTTAGCCGGGTTCTCATCGTATCCCGTAATCCTAAATTTTGTGCCAGCTTGTAGTAGGAATTCTGATTCTTGGCGCTGGTATAGGCCGTCTATTGCTAGGCCTTTGTTTCCGGCCGGTACTGTAATCTCTAATCGCGTAGACCCGAATGAATACGATTTAGAGTGTTCAAACGTGGTAGATACGAATCCTTTATCTTGGTATTCGCTTCCTACTCCCGCTCCCCATAATTCATTACCGTATTGAGTGTTTACGCCTCTGAATACAATAATCGGTTCGGTTAGCGGTTTTGTGCGGTCAATTACCGGTTTGAGGTTTTCAATAAAAGGTTTTATTTCGGCAATTCTTTGCTCTTGCCTTTCTAACCTTACTCCTCTTCCAAATGCGATGTTACCTTCACGCAAGTATCGGTTAATTATGAAATAATCTTCGCCTTTGTATGCGTGAACCGCTGTACGCTCGGCTTCCGTTAGCGTAGGTTTGATTGCAGTTGCTTGCGTAGTAGTTAATGCGCGGTATTCGCTGTCGCTTAATACTCTTGCCTCTTGCTGCGCGGCCGGTGCAGCTTCTTCGGTAGGCATAATGTTATCTACCCCGCTGGTATTAGGTTCCGCGTAATAAGCATCGTCAATTACCGGTAATACTGCGCAGCGGCAGTTCGGGTGTACCGGCGGCTCTGTATCTCCGCTTGCGAACGCGTCTCCGGTATTTACTACTTGACCTTCGTTCGGTGCGCAAATGTCGCAAGGGTTAGCCCCGCTCCACTCCACCTTCTCTACTCCGCCATTTTTGTAATTCTCCATCGCCGCTAGGCTCATTGCTCTGTTTTGTTCGGTAATTGCAATCGTTAGCGCTCGCGCCGGGTC